TCTTGTTTTCGTTTTGTTGTAATGTTTCGACTAGGGAGCCTCCTTTGCTTTGTTTGAGTAAATCGCCAACAATGGTTCCCTTTGCTGCTTCAATGTAGAAACCATCTTCTAATCCACCAAAAGCATCAACAAAATTTCGCACACTAGTTTCGTCTGCAAACACTTTGCGGGGAATCATTGAATCAGTGATAGACTGGTATTGTTCAAACCCCGTAAGCGATTGCTTTTGGGTAGCATATCTTTGTAATTGTTCAAATTCGTCGCCAAACAATGTTTTAAACAATGTTTCGTTTTCAGCTAAGAATTTATCAGGCGCGACCTGCCGATTGAGCCGTGACAGTAGCTCTTTGCGTGCGCCAATTATGGGCGGCGCGGTTGTTTTGCCAGCAAAATCTCTGACTAGCTTTTCAACGTTTTCAGTTTTCTTGAGTAAAGCATCGGCAACCTTCTCTGCTGCTAGCTGAAACTCTCCGCCTTTAGTCGCTAAAATTTGACCAACGGCGCCACGACCCCATTTTTCATAGTAGGCTTTTGTTGCGCTTCTGGCTTCATTTACGGCTTGAATGGCCTGCTTAGCTTCAGGTGATGCCGTTTTTGATACTTCAAAATTGAAATCTGCAAGTTTGTTGTATATTGCGCTTACACGACCAAGCAGCTTGGTATCCTTAAAATTGCTTTTGTCGCGTTTAGCATTAAAGGCTAATTCAAACAGTTCTTTGTAATCTTTAACTGTACCTTCGCGAACAACGTTGCCTTTTGCATCTGGAGCAAGCTCAACCAAACGTTTTTTTAATTCCGTTATAGAGCTGTTGGGGCCAATTTTGTCGGGCGTGTACTCACTCAAAGTTTCTAAGGTATCAACGGCAAATTTTTGCAAATCAACTGGTTGGGCAAAATTTATTTTGTCTGATTGCCAATACGTTTGTTCAACGGCTTTAGCTTTTTCGCGTGCTTTTTCCAGCTTGCTTCGCAATGCTTTGCCTGTTGCAGCTTGGTCTATTGGCTTGGTAGGAATCCCTAAGGTTTCAGCAGCCTGTTTAACCTCTTCAGCGCGTTGCTCAAGTTGAGATTGCGCCATGCTGCGAACACTTTCGGCTAGTTCTCCTTTTTGGGGGACAATGCCAAACGTTTCGGGGTTTAATTGCTGCCCTGCAACAATTTTGGCCTGTTTTTCAGCTAACACTTTGGCGGCTGTTTCCTCTACATCCAGCCTATTTACATCAAAGCCTACCGCCCGCAGAGCGTCGTCCAAATTCTGTTTCCACAAGTCCGTTGCTTCTGAAATAATTGGTTGGCCAACGGCACTTTGACCGACTGCGGCTTGTGCTGCTGCGACATTTGGCGCAGGCACGACACCCGCCAATGTTCGGACGGCCCCGGTTGAGCTAATGTTTTCGCCAGCTTGTAATGCTTCAGCAAGGGTTGTCTTTTGTTCTGGTGTAAGAATGTTTGCAACCCTTTCAGCTGCAAGGTTGTCGATGGTTGCTTTATTACCTGCCAACACGCCAAGCGCTCTGCTGCCAGCAGCTTTTTGGGCAAAAGTTCCAGTCACAATCGGTGCAACTACTTGAGTGAGAGCGCTTTCAGGAGCTAGCGCTTTAGCAAGCTCAGATGTTCCGTAACCTACGGCACCGCCAACCACCTGTGCCCCCTTAGCGGCCTTTGCTAAAGGAACCATCCAGGAGGTTGCTGTCTGAAGCGCTGACGACGGCTCAAGCCCTACCGTCTGCATTGTTTGCGGCCACCCTTCGCCAATGTACTCACTGGTTGGGAAGTATGGCAAATCGGCTCCTACCCTGTTTGCCAGGAATGTAGGCGCAGCAAGACCAAGGTCAATAAGCCCGCCACCTGCAAGCGCTACTCCACCAAACACGTCTCCTGCTCTGCTAGCTAACCATTTACCCCAACCACTTTCTTGAGGCTTTGGACCTAAAGCAGCGGCTAGGCTATTAGCTGCCGTGGGCACAGCAGTAGCCATTGGTGCAGCCATAACTGGGGCGGCGGCCTGTGGCGCAGGAACTGCCCCAAGGTCGGCAAGCAGGCGATCTACTTCAGAGATTGCATCGTTTGGATCCATATTTGCCTCTATGGAAGAATACCGGCTGCCTGTTGTTGTAGAGCATCATTTGTCGGGTCACCCAGGGCCTGTAATTGGAGCTTTATGCCCTGCAATCGTCGCACCTTTTCTTCTTGTGGAAGATTGGAAGCGCCAATGGTTTGCGCTTCCTTTCGTAGGTTATCCGAGAACATTGTTCTGTAGGATTGGATTGTTGGCAGTTTTGTTTCATCAGCAGCTTGCTTACCCAATGCAGATTGAATTGCCGGGTCTGTTCCCAATCGTTCTGCTACCGCAGGGTTTGTTTGGAATGACCTGTTTATCGTGTTTCGCCATTGAGCAACCGCATCATCAACGGTAATGCGAGCGCGGTCCGGTATTTGTCGGCGAATGTTTGCTGCGATAGACTTGGAATCCAATACGCCTTCCATGCCGTAAAACTCACCAAAGATGCTTCGCATAAAGAGCTTAGTATCAAGATCGGACTGCGCCTTACTTAAACCGTTAAGCTGTATAAACGAACCAATCTTGGCCAATACTTGGTTACGAAGGTCTCCAATTTCTGTGTTGGAGTTGTTCATATTAGCTTTGACCTCAAGTGCAGAAGCTCCCTTGCCATCATTTAGGGCTTCCCACCGTGCAGCCAATGCATCCACTTCTGCAACAAGTTTTTCCCGCTCCGCTATCGTTGTAACGTACTCACGTGAGGGGATTCCTAGTTTCTGAATTTCGTTTTCTAAATTTGTTTGAAGATCTAATTTCTTCTTGTCAGCATAGTTGTTCATTTCTTGCTGTTGCCGAGTTCGGTCACGCTTGCCCATTAACTGCTGTTTGAGTCTTTCGCGTGCTTCGGCATCTTTATTAGCTTGGTCGCGCAATCGTCGTGTTCTTTCTTCAATTATGTCGGAACCTGCTTGTTTGCGCTCGAGATCTGTTGCTTGCGCCGCTGCGTAACTTGGGCCAGCTTTAAAAGCAGCTTCTGCCTCTAATTGTGCAGTGCGACGTGCCGCAAAATCTTCCGGTGTTAATGCACCAGTAATTTGTCGTCGTCTGCGTTCTGCTTCTTGGTCTAAGATGTTGCTGATTCCTGGCTCGCCTTGTAATTGATAAAGCTGACGTTGTTTTTCAACTGTGTTAGCAATCTCTTGCTGATTCAATGCTTGGCCTAATGGACTGAGCTGCATTTGTGCTTGTGTCTCAAGCGTTCTCTGCTGTTGTCGGGCAGCCTGCTGCGCTTTCAATTCATTCTCTGTGAGTACAGTGTCTAGTTTCAGTAGCCGGCCTTGTACGTTTGGCTCAAAGAAACCCCCTGGAGCGCTTTCGATAATGGAGCGCCGTGCCGCAGGACTCTCTGCCGTTAGCATGGCATTAGCTAATTCCTGTGTGCGGATACCGGCCTCATTGGCATCCTGTCGGGCCTTAAAGCCCAATAGAGCCGCCACTAGCCCGCCACCTAAGGTAACCGCTAGGTTTTGTCCTGTAGAGGCGTATGGGTTAACTAGGGCCGGCAAGGACTGCGCCAGCGCGGAGCCAGCTACTCCATAAACGGATTCACTGCCTGGATAGTAGAAGAGTGAGTCATCTGCCATACATTACTTTGTGATCAGAGTGTTAATGCCTTGACCAAAACTAGTAGCAGCCCCTGTCATTGCAGCTTGGCCCGGTGTTTGCCCTTGTCCTTGACCCTTCTGTTTCTCAAGTTCTGCCAAGAACAATTTATCTAAGGCTGATTCATAAGGGTTTGCATTTGCTCCGCCGCCGCCCGATGGTGGTCTTAGCCGTGCTTGCAGTTTCACCAGTGCTTTATCGTACTCGGCCTTAGCTTTCAGGCTAGCCGCATCTGCTGTATAACCACGCTCACGAAGCTGCTTCTCATATTCAAAGTTCTTCGCCCGGAGGACCGACTCAATTTCCGCAGCCCGCTGCTGTGACATCTGGCCGTATCCTGCTTCAAGCGCCATTTGTCGCTCTCGATTCGCCGCTTCAGTTTGCTGGCTAATCTGCCCCATTTGACCTTGATAAAACGGCATATACGCCTGCATGGCTTGAAACGGCATCCCCCACGTCTGGGCAGCTTGTCCGTAAGCCTGCGCCTGTACGCCCTGGGCGGCCTGCTCTGCTGCGCTCATGGCTTCCTGGCGTGCTAGATCCTGCCGCTGAGTGTTAGCCTTCATAAGAGCTTGCGCTGCCTCACTGTTAGGGTCAAGCCCCCGCTCTACGATGGCCTGCTGAGTGGCAAGGTTCTGGCGGCCAAACTCTTCTTGAGTGCGGCGCTCAAACTGTCCCATGACGGTCTGCCGGGCCTTTTCCATCTGACCAGTAAAGTCACCAGGTTGGAAAGCTCCTTGATCCTTGATAAAGCCCATGCTGCTAGAAAGCCCGCCCAAGCCTTCCGCAATAAGCGTTTCAAAATCAGGTTCTCCAGGAGGCGGCGGCTCTTCTCCAGGAGGCGGCGGCTCCTCTCCAGGTGGAGTTGGACCAGGGCCAACAATCGGTGGAGCTTTTGGCGCTTCTGCGGTAAACTCCGGTGGAAGATTGGTTGGTGGCGCAAAGGTAGGAGCTGCTTCAGCAGCAGCAGGTGGTGGAGCTCCCTGCTTTACATGTTGCTGCCAATTTAGCCCATACATCTCACCGACACGTTTAAGGCCCTCATAGGCTTTTGTGTACTCGGGGCTACCGGGCGCTGCCGTTTTTAGGATATCCTGATTGCGCTTATAACGATCCATCTCTTTTGGATCACGTGGTCCAGCTGAGGGTGGCTTAGGAGGGTCCTTTGCCATTGCGCCGCCTTTATTATCGCGATCCTTACCTTTTCGTGTTGCCATAGTTATACCTGCCCGCCAACATCAAAACGTATTTCAAACCCGTACATCTCCAGTGGTGCATCCTTTACTGCTCCACCAAATCGAATGGAAGCGTTGTGTCCTTGGCCTTTAGCTGCAAAACGGTCATAAACGTATTCCACATCATCTGACCAAGGACTATCCCAGGGGCTATCCCAAGGGGTAAACGTTCCCGGATTCAGTGTAACAGTTGAGACTGTAGGCGATACCTTAAAATCGGTGTCAAGGCCAAGGTTAAACGTAAGGCCCTTCTGCGTGCGAACCAACGGCCTAATATCTTTGAAAGCCTTGTAGTTACCCCGAGACCCGAAGAAGTTGTACGCCATGCGGCCTGCAAACTTGATTGAGTTGTTGAAGTTGGCTTCAGTAGATCCAGCGCTTGCTGCATCAACATAACCAGTTTCTCCTTCCCAAATTGTTCCACTAACGTTGCCATAAAACGGCTTGTTGTTAAACAGAACGGAGCACAACATATCGCTGTCGTTAACTAGCTTAAACGTAGTCCATGCTTTAGTGTCGATGGAGTATACAAGGAAGAATCCGCCTTCTCCGCTTGTTGGAAGGGTAATGTAGACCCGGCGCCCTTGTGGCCAAAAAAAGCCATGCCATTGATGGTCAAACCCGATAGTATTGGCCCATTTGCTAATGATGGGATTGACACGATAACTGACGGTATAAAGTGCTTGTTCTGGGTCGGATTGGAACAAAGCCGATAGTGGCACGACCCCCTGCCGGGTAATAACCCACACATCGTTATTAACTCTGATGAAAGAACGATAACTCATTGGGGCGCCAATAAAATAGCGCGCTACAATGCCCCATGTCGTTGGGTCTCCAGCGTAGGTGCCGGTGTAGAACACAATCTCACCTTCACTGCTGCAAGCCCAAAAATACTCCTGGGTTGCTAGGTTGGCAGTATTAGAATAACTGCCAATGCCAACAAGGCGTCCGCCTCGGGTAAACACATAACTGAAATCAAATGCGGTGAGTGCAGGCGTGCCACCTGTTCCGGTTACCTGCAGGCCGCCGTACCATACCTTTGCTGTACCCTGTTCAACAAAGTACAAGCGTTCCTTGTACGCGGTGACATTCACCAGCGACGCCATCGAGGTGGGACCTGTAAAGGTCACATTGCTTACACTTGCAGCACTGCCATCCCAGTAAAGAGGCGTATCAGCTCCGTTACAAAAGTAAATACGATTGTTGTACACAACCGTGTTAAACTCTGGAGAGGTGTATAGTGTAACGCCGGGGTTTAAAAGCGTTTGGTTCTTATTGACGTCCCATGCCACCAAGCTCACGTTGCTGGGGCTACCATAGGCTGCAATAAGGTACTGTGTACCGTCGCCTTTAACTAGCGTGCCAAGAGTCTGAACGTTACTGCCTGCAACACCCTTCCATGATTTATACCCAAGCCTAACAGACGGAGCGCTTGGTCCTGGGAAGATGTTTACGAGCTCCAAGGCGTACTGCTCCTCCATGCGGTCGATTGGTGTGACCACATCAAGGCCGCCGTAAGGGGCGGATACTGTAAGACCTTGGAGCGACATTCTTAGCCTTTGTAAAACCGACGTGTAGCCGCGTTCATTAACTGCTGCTGGTAGGCTTTATCTGCCTGTTCTTTGGTACCGTAAACCCCTGGAGATAGCCTATAACGGCCTCCTTGGTTGGCGGATGGTCCAAAGCCTGCTGCTGCCATATCGCTAGCAGAAGGTGCTGGCATAGGTTTATTCATCATTGTACCACCGGGATACGGCACACTGACTGGTTGGCCTGGCCTTGCTGCGTCTATTCTCATGCCCGTTATCTGAGCAATTTCAGAAGGAGATAGAGGGCCAGTAGGTCGGGTGGACACGGAAACCATTGGGTTGCCCTGGCCAAAAGCTGCTACATCAGCAGCAGTTGGGGCATTGGCCTGCCCTGATACAGCGCCCATCATTTGAGCCATCTGCTCTTGGCTAACTGGTCCAGTTGGCCGGTTGCTCATTCCGCCCATCTGTCGCCCTGCCATTGCAGCAACCTGATCCATATTGCCAGCTGATTGAGCCATTTGATTCATTTGGTCCTGAGGCTGTGGTCCTTGCACACTTTGTAGAGCCTCCGCCAAAGACTGCCCCATGCGATCTGGCTGCCGAGAAGGCTGATTGGGCAATACCCGTCCACCAGGGCCAGTAAGCTGCCCTTTTGGATTGCGATAGACACCGTAGTCTACCCGCTCAAGTTTTTGCCGTTTTGGCGACGTTGCCAATGCACCACCCTTGGAACCCTGTTTTTTAGCCATTATTTCCTCTTTGATTTACTAGGCGCTTCATAAGCCCGTTGCAGGGCTTCCTTCATGCTTTTACCTGGAACCAGTTGACCTCTATCGTTTCGGTACAATCCTGGCGATACACGTGCCACTTCCCCTTTGCCGGGTCGAGGCACAATAGTTTCGGCTTGAGGAGTTGGCTGCATTAAACCGGCTAAAGCAGGGTCCTCCATGAATTTACTGTTGCGTAAAATATGTTCAATGTTAGCGGCAACCTGTTCTTGTGTTTGGGCATTGCTAGTCACTGCATTTACTAACATGCCCGTGTATTGTTCTAGCTTTCGCCCTTTACCATCTTTGTAAATAGTACGTATCAGAGGATCAAGCTTATCTACTGCAAACGTTGCTAAAGGATTGGAAAAATCTACATCCCATACGTTTCGTGTTTGCTTGTCGTTGATATTTGTACCAACATTCTGAAGTTTGGTTTTGCCGTCCAAACCAATGTTATACATGCTTCCATCGGCTAACTTAATTTGGTAATTAGAATCTGCAATGTTAGCATTTTGCAAAAGCCCACGAAAATCATCTCGTTCTTGTTGAGGTTCTGACTTCCCCGAAACCATTTGTTTGCCAATACTTTTCTTTCCTAAAAGCCTCAATGGAATATTATAAACGCCGGAATACGCGTCGATTGCCGAGTTAATCCAATCACTGCGATCGGCTCGACCGCGCACTATATCTTTCATGCCGCCTTCCCAAACGTTTTGGGCTGACAATGCAACTGCGGCAGCCGGCAAAGCAAAGGTTCCAAAACCAGCTCCAGCTCCTGCTGCTCCTGTACCCGCAGCTCCTGCACCAGTAGCGCCAGCAGCTCCGGCTCCTGCTGCTCCAGCCGCTCCGGCGCCGGCTGCTCCCGCACCTGTCGCGCCAGCAATTCCTGCTCCAGTTGCCCCTGCACCTGCTGCACCTGCTGCACCTGTTGCACCTGCACCTGCTGCTGCGCCGCCCGATGAAAATAGTGAGCCAATGCCTTGCGCTGCAAGGGTGCCACCCACCGTACCACCAACATATCCGCCAACCTGTGCAAGTTGATTCATTTGATTTTGCTTAGCAATGTCTTTATCGCTAGGCGGAGCACCAAACCGTTTGTTGGTTTCCGCCATGGCCACGTCTTGTGGATAACCCTGACGGCGTAACCAGATAAAAAAAAGTTGGGGGCTTTGTGCCACTTGCGGCGGCATCCCAGGTGGTAGGTCTGTTGGTTGGCTCATATCCACGTTCCAAAAGCTACTCGGTTATTGCGAGCAAACAGGTCCGGTGCTCTAACCCCTGCAACCATAATTGTTTTACCGGTCTTAGCTCGCCCAAACTCCTCATGGAGCTGCATATCAAAGGTTGGCTTAATAGTAGTTAACCCGTGCATCTCAGCAAACCGCTCTTTGACGCCCTGCTCAACAAGAGCCTCACTGAACAGACTCACGTCTGTATCGGCTAAAAATGACATATAGGAGCCGTCATAGTAGGCCCATGTCACACTACCATCTGATACACTTCCGCTTGTATGCGTTGGAGCTGTGGCCCCTGTGGTGCCTCCTGCGGTGGTTTTGTAATAGTTGCCGTTGTTGAAGCAATAACTGCCAGCTGTAAACGGCGTGCTAGCCACCCAGTTTCTAGGCTTAACTGAGCGGTCGGCAATGTATTCAAAGATAAGGATTTGCCCGTTTTGTGCCGCTGTTGGCGTAGGAGTAATCAGCAGCTCGTTATTGCTCATCCCCCGTATTTGGAAACGGCTGTAGATAGTGGTGTTTAACCCGTAACCACGGATCTCGCCGTATTCCTGCACAGTCAAAGGGCCGAGGATACGCCAGCGGTCGCTTTGATTCCAAAAGGTATCGTACTGTAACCAAGAGAAGGCGGCGGGCAAAGCATACGTACTCTGCCCGCCGACTAGGGTAATGGAGCCAGAAGCGTAACACTTGGGCCAGGGGTAAGCCTCAAAGATGTCACGATTGACACGGTTCACCATTGCCAATAACTGCTTGGTTGTGGTTTCCGTAGAAGCAACAATGTTGCTTTCTACGGTATACCCACACTCGTTGGCTACATTGCTGACAATGGTTGCGAGAGTCATACCTTCCGTAGTCGTCCTTTAGGCGATGGTTCAGGTAAGTTGTCCAATTCATCCAGTATTGCGGGATCTGATGCAGAAACCACTACGGAAGCAGATTGGATCACCTCCTTTCGTTGTTCGCGCAAATCGGTGCCCTCTGAAGCCTCAACCCGCTGCATGAGAAGCTCGACCTGATCGCGTAGTTTAGCCACCCTTTCGTGTTCTTGTTTGAGCTGTTCTTCCAATTTCATCACATTTGACTGTGTGCTATTAGCAGCGTCTAACCAAGTTTTTGCCATCTTTATAAAACGCCCTGAGGTTCCCAGGCGCTGCTTTACGGCATCTGATGCTTCCGCAAGTTGCTCTACCGTTTTGAATCCAAGGTGAGCTAGCTCTTTTACAACGGAACCAGGACAAGGTGCCCATTCGGAAAGAGGTGTACCTTCTGTGACTGGAATGAGTCCTGACTGGTAGGCTGCCCATTCGTTTGGGTACTGACGGGAGTCTTGTGGCTCGATTCGTCTGACGGTCTCATCACCACCAGGGAACTGAATGGAGATGCTTGGTATCTCATCATAAATAGGTCGGCCAGCTTCAAGGCTTTTGACTTTGTTTTCATTGAGAGCATTGAAGAATCGCACGTTGGGGCGTCTAAACTGCTTTCGGTTGATGATAGCATCATAATCGTAGCTTGGTTGGTTCATTTTTCCTCCATTGATATACAGCCTCTTTCAAATAAAGAAGCTGGGGGGTTACCCGATACCAATAGAATAACACATTGCAACGCTTCCGCTATTCACAAATCCATCGTAACTGTAGCCGGTCCCTGCTTCTGGCTCATCCTTAACTGCCAGGATAACAGTGCCGGAAGATTCAAAGGTAGTAAAACCTTCCGGAATTGTTTCGCCCCCGTGATTGCCGCTGCCATCGCTTGAATATCCAGCCGCAACGATCATGCTGTTGGTGTTCAGTCCTGTAAGCATTGCCCAAGAGCTGCCGTTGTTGACCATTGTCACAATAGTTGAGCTTGCTTGGTTTCTAGTAACAAGACACCCTATTGAAAGCGCCGTAATTCCAATAAGACCTGATTCGGTGCCTGCTGCTGTAAGGGAAGCAATGTTGTAGTAATTGCCGCCATTGTTGCCACTCGTGAGGCTTGTGAATCCTATTGGCATTGAAAACGGTATGTTGTTGGTAGCAAATACAATGACTAGATCGCCTGACTCAATGCCCGTTGGGTAGTTACCATCATTGCTGGTGCCCACAACATTTGGGTTTGAGGTCGGACCTCCGCCGCCTGTTTTCTGTATCCCAACAGTGCTTGTGCCAAGACCAATGAACATTAGTACAGCGCCACAATAAGGGTTGCTGATGTTCCTGCTGCCATTACCTTAGAAACGAAAATAGGAAGCAAAGTACCAGCTGGAACGGTAAGAGAAACGGCAGCGGTATCATTGCAAGCAACAATATTTACAGTGCCTGCACCGCCAACCCATAATCCTCGGCAGCCAGTAAGCACGGTGGTGTCACTTGGAGTAACACTGGAAAGCTTATACGCCGGAAACATGGCGCCAGGGTTGCTTGGTGTAAAGTCTGGCATAAGACCTCCAAAAGCGGGGGGATTGCTCCCCCCGTACTAACTAAGTCGCTTTAGTAAATTTGAGGAAGAAAAAAGACGTCCCGTTACTAATTACCAAATAGCAATTAGTATCTTCGTTGTTGTCTTTAACCACTCCAACAAACCCACTACCAACGGTGGAGGGTGAACCGAATGACGTAGTTAATTCTGTCGCAGTAGGGACTGTAGAGCTAACGATGTCATTAACAGCCTGCTTGGTCCGTAAACCAGCGGCCGTAGCATCAACAACACCAGTAACAGTAAGGCTCCCGCCTACTGTTGCCGCGCCTGATACAACACCATCTGCTACGGCATTAGCCAATTCTGGCGGCATACCGAGGCCAATAAGAGTAGTTGTGCTTGCCATAAATCCTCTTAAAAAAAGGGGAGCTGTACAAGCCTCCCCATTACTTTAGTTGACCTTGAGATGCGCTACGGAGAACAATTCAACCGCTGCTGCTGGGGTCGTGCTTGCCACACCTACCACATAAGCAATTTTGGTTGTAGAAGCATCGTCTGCAACGCCAGCTGTTGCCGTGGTGTTGAGGTTATTCTTAGCAACATATCCTGCTGCTACTTTCCCCTTAATCCCACTGCCAACACCGCCGCCAGCCAATCCGCCAACCCATACCCAACCGTATTCGTTATCGGCAAAAGCAACCTGCGCGACCCCTACCATCAAACCCTGCGAGCCTGCATTGGTCGTGGTAAGCATTGCAGCCTGACCGTCTGCTTCAATTTTTACCCAAGCAAACTGGTCGATTGCTCCATCTGCCTGCACGAACACGAACTCACCTTCTGGGTTTGAGCCAACCGACCCAAGCTTTGCAGGCAAGGGTAGTACAGCTGCATCAAAGGTTTTCTTGTAATTTACACCAAATGATCCTGATTGTGCCATGATAATCTCCTTCTATCTTACTGATATATTACAGCCTGAAGAGCCGGAGCCGAACAACAGAGGTTTCCTTCAACGATCATCACGGTGAAGTAAGCATCCTGGTCAGCAGGGCGCACCATTTCCGGAGCCAGCGGCTTAAAGTCACGGCCACGGATGAGGTCAAGCGACCAATACTTGGTGTTCAACAATCGAATGGAGTTGGTCTCAAGCACGCTTGAACCGTATCCACCATCGAAGATGAAATCGCATCCATCATAATTCATTGCCCGGAATCCAGCCGATGCCTTCTTTACAGGAAGGGCAATGCGCTGAATAGCGGTGAGCGAGCTATGGAGGAACTTCCAAGCAGTGCGGTCACACAGAGCCAGGTCTGGCATTTCGCTTCCCCGGGTTATTTGAGTAAGCGCATCCGTTACCTGCTCCTGTACGTTGGCAGCGGTAAGGGTTACGTTTACAGCCAGGTTGCGAGCAAAGCTGTTTGATGCGCGGTCAATCTTTCCGTAAGTACCGCTTGAAGGAGAGGTACTAACGGCCTTCTTGATTCCGTCAAACTCCATGCCGCCTGAACCAGTACCATCGCCACGAAG